GTGATCGTTCTGGTGCTTAAAATGCTGGAGAAGCTGACCGGAGCCTACACGAAGGACCCCGACAGCCTGATCGGTAAGCTGTTCCAGCTGTTCGCGTCCGCCCTGTGGGGCGTGGAAGACACGCTGCAGGTGATCGCCGTCTGGCGTGGGATCGACAACGCCAAGGGCACGACCCTGGACCGCATGGGCCGGAACTTCGGCGTCCGGAGGGACGGAGCCGATGACCGCTTCTATCGCCTGATGATCAAGGTAAAAGTCACGGCGCTGCTGTCTGGCGGCGACGTGGACACCATCATCACGGCCACCAGCGTGCTGTTCGACATTGATCCGGAGCAGGTGGAGGTTGTCGAGCTGTTCCCCGCGAAGTGCCGCGTGATCATGGACGAGGCCGACATCGCGCCGGAGTACATCGCGTATGCGGCCAACACCGCGCCGATCATCAAGCGGATCATGGCCGCGGGCGTCGGAAAAGAGATTTACTTCCGCACTCCGGTGAAGACGGGCGGCACGGTCTACGCGGGGGCCACACTTTTGGAGGACATCACGCTGACCATCCCGCCATACACGAACAGCTTCGCCACCGCGGGCCGCTTCGGCATCGGCGTGGCGCTGTTCGAGGAAATCACAATGCAGATCAAAACAAAGGAGGACTAAAACATGGCAGAAGGATCTGTTATCACCGAAAAGGGCCGCGCGCTGCTGGGCAAAATCCTGGCAACGAACAGCACCCTGAATATCACGGGCGCGCAGATCGGCAGCGGCGACCTGCCTGCGGGAACCCCACCCGCCAGCATGACGGCGCTGGCGTCCTACGTTATGGACGCGACCATCGTCGCCATCAGCACCCCCGCAGCGGGCGAAGTCAAGGTCGTGCTGCAGGTGCTGTCCAACGACGTGGAAACGGCGTTTCTTGCCAAGGAAGTTGCGCTGCTGGCGTCTGATCCTGACGAGGGCGATGTGGTCTATTGCTACGTTCCCATGCAGGACGACCCCGTGCAGATGCGCGCGGCCGGAGACGTAGTCGGCAAACTGCTGACGATGGAGATCAGCATGATCGTCAGCAATGTCGCCAACGTTACGGCCGTGATCAGCCCGGAAGAGCTGGTCCGCCGCAAAGAGCTGGAGAAGTACGCCCTGGTGACGCACAGTCATGTGATCGCGGACATTCAGGGCCTGCAGGAGCTGCTGAACAGCCACCAGAACAGCATCGACCTGCTGACGGACCTGATCAGCGGCGACATGCCGGGCGGCATCAACTTCGCCCTGGACTTCGCTGCGCTGTCCAACGTCTCTGTGGCGGACGGCGTCTGGAACAAATCGGGCCAGTACGTTTCCGCATGATCAGGATCGCCTGCAGCGACAGCGAGGCCAGCTGCCTGATCGCATCCCTTATTACTGAAATCGCTATGCCCTGCCCCTGCGAGGGCGGCCCGCTTCGCATCTGCGGGACCGGGCCGGACGGCGCGCCTGCGGAGGTGCGCATCCTGGGCGGCGGCGTGTACGAAATCGAAGGGCCAACGGCTGAAACCGTTGCTATTATCCGCGAAAGAAGGTGCCTGTATTGAGTGAGCGCAAAGACCAGGAACTGACGATCATCACGAAGGCCAGAGACCTGGTGGACGAGACCATGAGCCGGACGAAGAAGTTCGACAAGCGGCTTCGCTTCACGCTATCCAACCGGATCGACGAGAAGGCACTGGACGTTCTGGAGGCCATCGTGGAAGCAAACGAGATCAACCCCGCCATCGAAACCGACCCGCAGCGGCGCGCCAAATTGTGCATGGTGCGTTTCGACCTGCAAACGTCTGCACTGACAGGCTGCAAGATGCTGCTGATCTTCCTGGACATCGCAAAGACCCACGGGCAGATCGACAACCGCGCCTGCGAGTTCTGGACGAAGCGGGTGCTGGACGTGAAGTACATGACAGCGGCCTGGAGAAAGAAAGACGCCGCGCGATTCAGATAGAGACCCGCAAAACCGAAAGGGTAGGCTTTATATGCACTGGAACTGGCGGCTGCGGTCCCCGAACTCTGGCAACGCGAACAACGTCCGCAACGTCAATTCGGACGGCAGCGAGAACAACAACAACGCGTACAACGGCAACGTCGGCGTCCTGCCGCTTCGATGGATTTACCGAGACCGAGTAGCCCGTGCGGCGAAAGCAGAGGCCCATCATCAAAGGAAAGCCTATCCTATCCAACGGAAGGAGGATAAACACATAGCACCGACGCCTGGCACCACGCAGCTGCGCGGCGCTGGGCTGCCAGCGGTGCTTCACCACTATGGGCAAAGACTACGAAAGAATATGTGAATGGGGAAACCTGTACGACGCGTATCTGAAAGCACGCCGCGGCAAGCGGTGGAAGAACAGCGTCGCCAAGGTGGAAGCGTCGGCGCTGGAGGCCGTCGCGCTGATCCAGCGGGAATTGCAGACCAGGACCTACCGGCCGGGCGGCTATCGCGCGTTCTACGTCTACGAGCCGAAGCGCCGCCTGATCCAGACGAACAGCTTCAAGGACAAGATCGTCCAGCACGCCTTCTGCGATCAGGTCCTCTATGACGCGCTGACCAAGCCCTTCATCCTGGACAACTACGGCAGCCAGGTGGGGAAAGGCACGCACTTCGGGCTGAATCGGCTGCGCGACTTCATGCGTGAATACTACCGCAAAAACGGCTTTTCTGCTGACGGCTGGGTGCTGAAAGCAGACGTCCGCCACTACTTCCAATCCATCCGGCCCGACGTGCTGAAAAAGGACGTTGCGAAGTATCTGCACGACCCTGACTGTCTGGCGCTTGCCTGCCAGATCATTGACAGCACGCCGGACCCGCTGGGCATCCCCATCGGGAATCAATCGTCCCAAATCTTCGCGCTGCTATATCTGAATCAGCTGGATCACCTCTGCAAAGAGCAGCTGCGCTTCCGGTATTACGGCCGATATATGGACGACTTCTACATCATCTGCGAGAGCAAGCAGCGGCTGCAGGAGGCCCTGGTGGTGATCCGGCAGCACCTGGCCGAGCGCGGGCTGGAGCTGAATCAAAAGACAAACATCTTCCCGCTGCGCAACGGCCTGGACTTCCTGGGCTTCCACACCTACATCGACGACGCCGGGCGTGTGATCCGCAAGGTGCGTAAATCCAGCAGAGACCGCATGAAGCGGAAACTGCGAAAGTATGCCGCGCTTTACCAACGCGGCGAGATCGACCGCGAGAAGATCGCGGAGAGCTACACCAGCTGGCGCGCCCATGCCCTGCACGGGGATTGCAGGCAGCTGGTGGCAAAATACGATCAGCAATTCCTATCAATATTTGAAAGGAGACCCGAACATGTCCAAGAAGATCAGCACTCTGGCCGTGGGTGCTAAGGTACGCGACCCGCTGTCGAAGTATTACGGCGTCCCCGTGGGCTTCCAGATCGCGGACAAAAATCACGCGGGCTATCCCGCAAACAGCACGACGCTGGCCGCGGAAAAGATCCTGTGCCTGAAAGCCTTCGACGCGAAGGAGAGCGGCGGCAACAGCGACCGACAGAACTACGGGAACAACCGCTACAGCCTGGCGAATATCCGCCAGTGGCTGAACAAGTCCGGCACCAACTGGTACCAGGCGCAGCACAGCTACGACCGCGCGCCCGGTTCCAGCTACGTCTGGAGCGGCTACAACGCATACGACACCGAGGCGGGCTTCAAGACCGGCTTTTCTCCACAGTTCCTGGCTGCGATCCTGCCAACCACGCTGACCGTGGCGAAGCCCACAACGGACGGCGGCGGCAGCGAAACCGTGACCGACGACTTCTTCCTGCCGTCCAAGCAGGAAGTGGGCCTCGGCTCTGAGAACGGCATCGCCGAGGGATCGCTTCTGGCGCTGTTCAACAGCAACAACAGCTCCCGCCTGCGCACCTGCACGCCGCAGGCCATCGCAAACAGCAACTATACCAACAACCCCAGCAGCGCGGACAACTGGCTCTGGCGGCTGCGGTCCCCGTACTCTGGCGGCGCGGTCATCGTCCGCGGCGTCGCTTCGGACGGCAGCGAGAGCAGCAGCAACGCGTACAACGGCCTCGTCGGCGTCCTGCCGCTTTGTAATCTGTCCTCTGATACCTTGGTATCTGACGAGCCTGACTCCGAAGGCTACTACACGATTCAGTGGAATCAGGCCCCGACTACGCCCCCCGGCATCACCGTACCGGACAGCGTAAAGAGCGGGAAAGACGCAGCGATCAGCTGGGCGGCGTCCACCGACCCGGAAAGCGACGACATCACCTACCAGCTGGACCGCTGGAGCAACAACACGAACGCATGGGCCACGATCTACACCGGCAGCAACACCAGCTTTACCGACACCGGCATCACCACGGCGATGGACAGCGTGCAGTGGCGCGTCCGCGCGAAGGATAGCAAGGATGCGTACAGCGCCTATACGACGAGCCAGGTCAAGACCGTAACGCACAACGCCGACCCGACCGTTTCCGGAGCCGACGCCAACCTGGGCGCGGTGACGTCGCCCCCATCCAGAGCCTACACCGTGGGCGATGTGGACGACGGCGACACCCTGACCATCGTGGAGGCGCTGGACGGCAGCGAGGTGCGCACCATTGCGGACGCGGAGCGCGGAAAGACCTACACCTTCGGCCTGACGGCCGCACAGTTTGCGGCGCTGGCTGCTGGTGAACACAGCATGACGATCACCGTCACCGACAGTGCGGGAAACAGCGCGACGCGCGTCGTGACCTTCTCCCGCAGCATCACGATGATCAGCGTGCAGCGCGACGCCATCGAAACGGACGCCATGGCCGAAAAGATCCTTATTTCCGCGCGCTTTTTGGGCGCGGAGAACAATCTGACCGTGGAGGCGTGCAACAACGCGAAGGACGCCACGCCGACGTGGGAGACCGTCACCCCTGGCCGCAAGCACCTGTTCACGAACAAGACGAAGACGGCAACGAAGTGGGCTGTGGGCGTCCGTGTGAAACTGACGAAGGCGAGCACCAGCGACACCATCGCGCTGTACGGCGTAAGCGGCTCTTACCTGTAAGGAGGGAAAAGCATGAATCTGACAGCAGCCAGAGAACTGAACAAGCAGGAAGAAGCGCAGCAGCAGCTGCATCTGTGGGCGGCGATTTTAGCCACCCACGACGCACTGATCGCGGGCGGTCTGACCGGCCTTCCTGCGGTCCATGTCGAACGCGCAAAGGCGGCGCTGCTTCGCGCCGGAGATAAGGACGCGGGCGACTACACAGACACGGAACTGCGCGCGATCACTGTCACAAGCGGCGCACGCGTCTGGTCTGAGATCGACGACGGCGACCCGATCTTCCGCAACGAAGCCGTAGTCGGCAGCAACGGCGACCTTTACATCACCACGCAGCAACACTACAAGCGCAGCGACCTTCTGCCCGGCAGTACGGCGGCCAGGACGCTGTTCCGCCTGCTTCGCACAGAGCCGGAGGACAGCACCGTGCTGGACTTCGTGTGGGGCGAGTTAGTCCCCTATGGCGTGAAGCGCAGGGACCCGCAGGACGGCAAGGTCTACACACCGATCCACGAGCAGGGCGTCACGCTCTACGAGCCGCATTATCCGCATCTGGTGCCGTCCGAATACAAGCTGGTCGAGGACAGCAGCGGCGGAGACGGCGGCGACGATACCGTGCCGCGCTGGGCTGATCTGGAGGACGGCCACACCTTCAACGTCGGTGACAGATTCAGCGACTACGGCAAGACCTACGAAGTGCTTCGACAATTCTTCAAAGCAGACAGCTACCGCCCGCCCGCTCTGATCGGGGACTTCTACCAGCTGGCGGAGTAAGGAGGAAAGCATGAACATTAAAGGCATCGACGTGTCTGTATGGCAGGGCAAGATCGACTGGAAGAAAGTCAAGGCGAGCGGCATTGTGTTCGCCATGATCCGCGTCGGCTATGGCAGCAGCCAGGGCAACGACTGCAAAATGGACACCTATTTCAAGGCCAACGTGGAGGGCGCACTGGCCGCGGGCGTAGAGGTGGGCATCTACTTCTATAGCTACGCAAAAAGCGCCCAGGCGGCCGCCAGAGAGGCGGCGTGGGTAGTGGAGCAGATCGCCCCGTATAAGGGCCGCATCCTGTACCCCGTCGCCTACGATCTGGAGGATAGCAAACAGGCAGGGCTGGGGCGCGATGTGCTGACCGCTATGGTGACGGCCTTCTGCACGACCATCGAAGCTGCGGGCTATTATGCGTCGTTCTACTGCAACACCAACTGGTGCAAGAACATGCTGAACATGGACGACCTGAAAGGCTTCGATCTGTGGCTGGCGCAGTGGGCCAGCCAGCCGACGACGGCCTACAGCTTCGGCATGTGGCAGCGCAGCAGCTCTGGCAGTGTGGCGGGCATCAACGGGCGCGTCGATCTGGACGTCGCGTACAAGGACTATGCGGCCATTATCAAGCGCGCAGGACTGAACGGGTACAAGGAGACCGCACAGCCTGAAAAGGAGCCGGAGAAGCCCGCCCAGCCCACGGAAGCGCCTGATGTGAACGACACCCGCAAGAAGATCGTCCAGAAGGCCATCGGCGAGCTGGGCGTGTGCGAGCCGACCGGCGACGACAAGTATATCCGGTGGTACAACACGGAGGTCCTGAAAACATGGAGCCTGCCGCTTGATGCGGCGTGGTGCGCTATGTGGGTAAGTTACGTCACCAACTATCTGGCAGGCATCGCCCGCGACATTGTGAAGCCCTACTGCGGATGCAGCACCGGCATGGCCTTCTTTAAGGCGCAGGGCGTCTTCCATCCTTCGGCGGCCTGCGGCGGCACATACACCCCGCTGCCTGCTGACATCGTCTTCTTCAAGGATAAGAAATCCACCGCAGAAAGCACCCACACGGGCCTGGTGGAGTATGCGAAAGACGGTGTTCTGCACACCATCGAAGGCAATACCAGCAACGCCGTGAAGCGCCGCCAGTACGATCTGAACGACACCTACATTGTGGGCTATGCGGCCCCTGACTACGGAAAGGAGAACATCGACAGCATGACCAAGGCCGAACTGAAACAGCTGATCCGCGAAGTGATCGCAGAAGACAACCCCACCTATGCGGACCTGAAAGACGTGCCCGCCTACTGGCAGGAGCAGGCGAAGGCGCTGCTGGACGCCGGAGCCGTCAACGGCGGCACCCCTGCGGACGTCAACCCCACTGATCTGAATCTGCGCCACGAGACGCTGAAAGCTGTGATTATTGCGTCGCTTTACCACGACGCAAACACCCCCGAAAAGTGATCATAAAATCCCGCCATTCAGGCGGTAAAATTAAGGAGGAAAAACACCATGAAAAACACCACCAAAAAGGCCCTGAAAGCGATGCTCATTTTGACCATGCTGGTGACGCTCTGTGTGGCGCTTGCAGCGTGCGCACAGACCACCGAAACGGGCGCTACCGACCCCATCGTTCTGGAGCTGGTGAACGTCGGCCTGGACATTCTGGCGAAGGCTGCCATCGCGGCCATCGGCCTGGCAGGCGCGTGGGCGACCGCCAAGATCGGCCAGAACAACAAGCTGGCCAACATCAAGGCTGCCATCGGCCAGGTGACGCAGGCGGCGCAGACAACGGTCGGCGAATTACAGCAGACCACCGTCGAAGCGATGAAGGCGGCGGCAGCTGATGGCAAGCTGACCGAGGACCAGATCAGGACACTGAAAGCCGATCTTTTGCGCATGACCAGAGAGAAGCTGGCGGAGCCTACCGTGCAGCTGCTGGAGGCGGCGAAGCTGGACATTAACGCCATGATCCAGGGCGCTGCCGAGGACCTGATCAATCAGATGCACACGACGCAGCAGCTGATCGCTGGGGAACTGATCGTGGAATAA